GATGTTTGATGACTGCTGGTGAAGCACTCAAGAAAGAAAACGTTGCAGGGTATAATTGTTCTTACGTCAAAGTGGACTCTCCAAGGTCATTTGATGAGATTCTTTACGTGTTGATGAATGGAACTGGTGTTGGATTCTCCGTAGAAGATGAGTTTGTAAATCAAATGTCACCAATTGCAGAGGAATTTCATCCAACTGATACAACAATAGTTGTTGCAGATTCCAAACTTGGATGGGCAAAAGCACTCAAAGAACTTTACAGTTTACTCTGGACAGGTCAGGTTCCTAATTGGGATCTGTCAAAAGTTCGTGCTGCAGGAAAACCTCTCAAGACATTTGGTGGTCGTGCATCTGGTCCAGAACCATTGGATGACCTTTTCAACTTTTCAGTCAATATGTTTCGCAATGCAGCTGGAAGAAAACTAAAACCAGTAGAGTGTCATGATTTGGTTTGTAAGATTGCAGAAATCGTAGTGGTGGGTGGAGTTCGCAGAAGTGCTTTGATTTCTCTGTCAAATCTGAATGATGAAACAATGAGACACGCAAAGTCGGGTCAATGGTGGGAGTCACAACCACAAAGAGCACTTGCAAACAATTCAGTCAATTACAAAGGAAGACCAGACATTGGAACATTCATGAGGGAATGGTTGTCACTCTATGATTCCAAGTCAGGTGAAAGAGGAATCTATAATGGTGTTTCTGCCATGAAGCAAGTAGAAAGGATGAATACAGATGAGCAAGAAAGAAGACAACCAAGAGAAGATTTTGGAACTAACCCCTGCTCTGAGATCATTCTTAGAAGCAGAGAATTTTGCAACCTCTCAGAAGTCGTTATTCGTAGATGGGACACTCCTAAATCACTTCGCCAGAAAGTTAAACTTGCGACAATCCTTGGCACTTTCCAATCCACTCTTACCAACTTCAAGTACCTCACAAAAGAATGGAAACGAAACTGCGATGAAGAAAGACTCCTTGGAGTTTCCCTCACAGGAATAATGGACAACCCAAAAACAAATGGACAGGAGGAAGGTCTTGAAAAGTTATTGGACGAACTACGAGAAGAAGCAATCAAAACAAACAAAGAGTGGTCAGAAAAACTTGGAATCCCACAATCAGCGGCAATCACTTGCGTTAAACCTTCTGGTACAGTTAGTCAGCTTGTTGATTCTGCCTCTGGTATACATGCTCGTCATAATCCTTATTATATCAGAACAGTTCGGGCGGACAACAAAGACCCACTCTGCAAAATGATGAAAGATGCAGGGTTTCCAAATGAAGCAGATGTGATGAAACCAAAACACACAACTGTATTCTCTTTTCCTATGCAATCACCAGAAAATGCTGTTTGCAGACAAGATATGACTGCAATAGACCAGTTGAAACTTTGGATGACATATCAAACTCATTGGTGTGAACACAAACCATCTGTAACCATCTCTGTCAAAGAGAACGAATGGATGGAAGTTGGTTCTTGGGTTTGGGACAATTTTGATACAATCAGTGGTATTTCGTTTCTTCCTTTCAGTGAGCATACATACAGACAAGCACCTTACCAAGATTGTAGTAAGGAAGAATACGAAGAAGCACTCAAAACAATTCCACAGGAAGTGGATTGGGCACTACTTTCAAACTATGAAGCACAGGATTACACAATCGGAGCACAAGAGTTAGCCTGTTCTTCTGGTGACGGAGGATGTGAAGTAGTGGACTTATAAGGAGAATATGTTAATAGACGCTGACTTTGAATGTCCAAATTGTAATGCAGAATACACCATTTCATTTGAAGAGGGATTCGTTCCTGAACACTGTCCTTTCTGCGGCATTGTATATGAAGTAGAAGAAGAGGATGAAATCTGATGAATATGTTGCTGGAGTTGATTACTCTCTAACTTCTCCGGCAGTATGTGTTGCAAAGGTGGTGAACGATGACATCACCTTTGAAAACTGCATTTTCCATTTTCTCAAACAAACTAAGTCACAAAAATCTTTTGATAAGATTTATTCTTATGACTATCCAGAATACACAGATGATATTGAAAGATTCTCTGCGTTGTCTAGTTGGGTTCTTGAGAGAATACGATGGTTTAATAACAGAGTACAAAGAGTTTTTCTTGAGGATTATGCATATGGAGCCACAGGTAGAGTGTTTCATATTGCAGAGAACACAGGAATACTCAAGAAAACTTTAAGGTCATCTGGGTTCATCTACGACACATTACCACCTACAGTTGTCAAGAAATATGCTACTGGTAAAGGAAATGCAAATAAAGATTTAATGTATGAAACCTTTGTGTCAGAGACAAATCTCAATTTACAAGAAAAACTATCTCCCAAATCAAAACAAATTGGAAACCCTGTTTCTGACATTGTAGATTCATTTTATATTGCAAAGGCTGGTTTAAACCTCTTGAATAAGGATACTTGATTATGATGACATGGACGAAGGTTCATTTGGAATCTATGAATATATTACAACTCAGAGAACTCAAACGTCATGTGGATAGTGTTTTGGAAAAAAAGATGCAACAATCTGAACGTATGAAAAAACTTGACAAAGACGAATAAAATTGTTATAGTATGACTGTAGTCATTAATGATTAAATGAAAAAACACATATGAGTCATTGGAATCACAGATTAGTCAAAGATGTTGAGAGTGGTCGCCTTGCGATACATGAGGTGTATTATGACAACGACGGCACACCAACTGGTTATACAGAACATCCTATTATCATAGATACCTTTCCAGACGATGAGGGTTGGTTTTCAGATGGTATTCCTGAAACTCCACAAGCGGCAATCTGGGAAACAATAAATCGTATACTTGACGATATTCGCAGAAATGACGAAATTATCTACTCTACTGATTTTGAAAAAGGTGGTCGTTATTATCAAGAAGATGGTCTGGATGCACTTGAAAAAATTGAAATGATAGACAAGATTGGAGAGCTTGAATGAGTGGTATGATGAATTTTGATACCTCAAAGATTGAGGAAATGAAAAAGAAAAGAGAAGAAGGACTGCCATACATTTCTGAAGATGTAGTTGAAGCATCAAAGAATGCAAAGGGTGGTAGTGAACTTATTTACGAACGAGTCAAGGACAGGATGCCTGGAGACTTGTGGGACTACTTTCAGGTCATACTTTCAAGAGTCAGGGAATTAGAAGACAAACCAAGAATACTTTGGTTTCAGGATACTTCAAGAGATCCAGAAGTTCAGTTTCTCAAGAACAAAGAGTCAAGAGATAAATTTGAACGTTTTGTATTTCCCTCTGATTGGTCGTTAGAAAAATATCATCTTGACCTTGGAATAGAGTATGAAAAGAGTGTAGTTCTCAAGAATGCAATCGTTCCAATACCAATTCATTCAAAACCAAAAGAGGGACCAATACGACTTGCATATATTTCTACACCTCATCGTGGTCTTGATGTTCTTATTGGAGCTTTTCGTGCATTAAAACCAGAAAACGTTGAACTAGACATCTATTCCAGTTTCAAAATCTATGGTTGGGAAGATAAAGATAAAGACTTTGAAAAAATATATCAAATATGTCGGGAAACTCCAAATGTAAATTATCATGGTAGTGTACCGAATGAGGAAATTCGTACTGCACTTCAGCAGACCCATATTCTCGCTTATCCAAATACATACCAAGAAACGGCGTGTATTTCTGCGATTGAAGCGATGAGTGCAGGGTGTGTTGTTGTGTGTCCGAATCTTGCAGTCCTTCCAGAAACTTGTGCGAACTTTGCATGGATGTATGGTTTTGTCCAAGATAAGACAGAACACGCAAGGAAGTTTGCATATGTGTTGAAGGATGCAATTGACAATTTCTGGGAACCATCAGTTCAGGCTGGTCTTGCATTCCAGAAACAATATTTTGATATGCACTATGACATTGAAACTACTACTAAACAGTGGGAGATGATGTTACAGACAATCAAAAATAACATTGAACGTTCTAAGGAGCAGAAATCGTAATGGCAAGAAAAAAAATCGTAGTTGAACGCAAACCTATGAAAGTAAAACG